TTAGGACCGGCCGACCTGCCGACCCTCTCTCACCGCCACTACCATCCTAGCACGTCCTGAGCCGGTTGTCAATGTCCAAATTAGTGGACACTTATGATAGTGTATGTTGTAATATATATTAATATATATATAGAATAAACTACTACCTACCCCTCAGAGTGTCCTAAAAACAGGATTAGAGGACCGATATTGACATAGGCAGGGGAGAGAGGGTAGCCGGTAAGTCGTTGAAAACAGAGAGGTTAGGTCGAAACAGGTGCGTTGGCATTGCGTAGTAGTTAGGTAGGGGTTGCGTGGGTATTACGTGGGAGTTACGTAGTAGTCCTACTTTCGATTTTGTCATAAATTACCTCTTGACATTTCCGGCGAGTTGTGGCATACTTAGAACATGGTCAAGCGAGACAAGGCAGAGGCAAACGGAGATGAAAGAAAGTGCTCGAAAGGCACGAGAGACACCTTTGACCGAGTTTTCCGCTTGACAAATGTTACTTATCATGTTAGTATCTTAAACAGTTAACAATCGTTTCAGGAGTATCAACAACATGGCACAGGAAAAGACGGCAAAGTTTAAGCTCGGCGAAGTCAACGGTGTTACGGTTAATAAGGAGTTTGATTACACGTATCGTGAGTTTGATTCTTTTGATGAGGTAAAGAGTTCTGCTGACTGGACTCCTTCTGCTCTGTTGTCACTTGTCAATAGCCATGAGAAGGCATCAGCTAAGGCGAATGAGTATCAGAAGCAGGCCAAGCCTTACATGCCTGATCCTTCTGATCCTGCACAGAAGCGTCTTACGCTCATTAAGAATCTTGTGTCAATGGGTGTTCCGAAGGAGATTGCGGAACAGCAAATTGACGCGATTCTTGCAGCGTCTAAGTCGTAGTGATAACAGTTCGGTAGCATCTGTAAAAGCTACCAATTAATAGATAAAGTTATGGCCTAGGTAAGAGGTAATAGAACCTCAAGCCTAGGCCATGATTGTTTGTGTTACCACTTTCTAGTTTTATCAGGTTCTGGTAACATTTTGAGATAACATTGGGGACATAACCATTTATCCCCAACTGACATAACTGTGATAAGAAAGAGTGTTTCATTCTCTTTCTTACAAAGGTCACAAACAAGCGGTTTGTCATTCTGCACTGTTCACCTCAAACTCCCTACCAGACATACGATACTCGTAAAACCCCTTAACAATTTCCTTACCATTCGCCACGTCAATGTGTACTGTTTTACCATTAACAGCACAGCCAATAGACGCGCCACAGCTCGGACAATGCCCGCGAAATGGTGAATACCAAAAGGAACAGATTGAGCATTTGAGTAGACGGAGTTTCATGGTACACCTTACCTTTCTACACGTTAGGACGAAGTAAAAAAACTTTTGTATCAGGATTAAACGTCACATAGCAGTTAAATTCAACTGCCCACTTGTGAGTTAAATCAAGTGCATCCTTTTCTGACAAATTCAATACTGACTTGCCAGTGAATGCTTTCAATTCAAGTTTTACTGTGTAATCGTTTTTCATAACCTTTTACCCTACCTTTCGCAAACAGTCTACCACAACATTCTAACTTTGCACATTAAAGTGGTGTGACAAAGGTATGGCAGAAATATTCTGTGGCACGTTATATGCATACAATATACATGTATTAACAACCATACAACATCATTTCTTATTTACTTACTATAAATATTTTCGCCTCTAAGTCCCTTGTTTTCAATCACTTACGAAGACACCCCCATACACATCTCAAAAGTAGTTACATCTTGGCATGAAAATTGCGCGGATCGACTATAAATATCTTAGTAAAGAATATAAAAATAGAGTCTCATATTTTAGTAACATATGAAAAAGTATATAGTACAAAAATAAATGTTGTTCAGACGCTTGACTTTGCCTTGTGGTCTGTGTTACAATGCCCCTACCTGTTGGGTACGTAAGAACTACCCTCTGAACAGGATGATTATGCGATTAGTGTGTTATAGGTAAAAGAATCATGGCAATGGGAATTGTTTCTGAAGAAGATTTCATAAGAGAACAGGAGCGTCTCATTAGTATACCTCCTGTTGTAGAAATACGCGAGCAGAATATTGGACGTGGTAAAGATGTTGGTAATGTTCCTAATGAAGTAAGAAAGATTATTGGAGAAGTAGGACAAGTTGATAGGCAGGGTGCTCTTGCTTTAGCTAGTAGTCTTGGTATAGGCAAGGATAGTGTTGGTGCTTATAGTAATGGTGCTACTAGTGCAGCTACCTATAATGAAAAGCATCCCTCATTAGGTGCGCATGTTGATAAGGTTCGTAATAGAATAGTCAAGAAAGCTAAGAACAGATTACTTAATGCGCTTGATAGTATTACGGAAGAGAAATTACAATCGGCAGAACTTAAAGATGCGAGCAGCGTTGCAAAAGACATGAGCACTATTATTAAGAATATGGAGCCTGAAAAGGTTGATAATAAAATAGGTCAACAGAACAATTTCGTACTCTATCGACCTATGATGAAATCTGAAGAAGCTTTTGACGTAATATATTCAAAGGAATAATAAGATGCCTAATCAAGTAACTGTTACGGGAAAGACAGGACCAGGTAGTACTGCTACGGCGCAGTTATTTACCGATTTGACGAATGTTAATGTCGATTTTAGTAAGCAGACATTAACAGTTGTTCAGACAGGAAATAGAATTACTACATTCGACCTTTATGGTATTGCTACGGTTACTTATACTATTGCTTCTCATGTTGCTACTCTTGCTTTTAGTTAGGTATGATAAATGTCATACACAAAATCACCAATGCGAGGCGTACCAGTAGTTATTATTCCAGCAGGAACATCGGCTACTGGACGTTATCAAGTATTAGCTATTCCTAATAGTTTTCGTAGGCATATCTTTATTGTTAAAACTTCTGCTGGTGTAGCGTCGGGAGCAGTACAACCTGAAGCTGCTAATGAATCTGATTATGCAGGAACATGGGCACCTATTGGTGGTGGTCCTGTAACTGTTCCGGCAGCAAGTAGTGAGTTAGCTATTGAATTTGAAGGTGTCTATAATTTCCTTGCGTGTCGTATTAGTACTGTTATAGGTGGTGGTACTATTGAGGTAACATATGAGGGTTCGTAGTTATTCTTTCCTTCGTAAGTTAGTCATCTGGTCTACAATAATACTAATAGGCGCAAGCATACTTTACGCGCAGGGTTCAGGTACTCCTTCACAATTAAGAGTCATTACTGATGCTACTGGTGCCCTTTTAGCTACTACAGCTACGCAGACTCTTCCACTTTCTAATCCTACTATATTTACTAATACGAGATTAAGAACAGATGCTTCTGGTAATTTAGTTGTAACTGTTTCTGGTGGCGGTTTTGCTCCTGCTGATGCTACATATATTACTCAGACTCCTAATGCTAATTTAACTAGTGAGCAGGCATTATCTACATTATCTACAGGATTAATGAATGTTACTACCACTACAGGAGTAGTAACATCCATTGCAAATGTAGCTGCCGGTTCAATTTTAACTTCTGGAACACCATCTGCGTGGTCAACCACTCCTAGTATCACAACATCTTTAACTGTTCCAAGATTAAGATTCGATGCTGGTAATATTGATATTGCATTATCTGGTGGAGCCGACTTAATATATACTGTTAATAATACTTCAAAGCATATATTTAAAAGCTCTACGTCTACGGGTGTATATTTTTATGTCGGTGGAACTACCCAAGGAGAAAGTTCTAATGCAGGAACAGAAAACTTAAATGGCTGGGTAGTTAGAACTACCGGACAATTCTTCTTCTCTGCTGATGACTTTGTAGGTCGTAATGGTGTAGATACTGGATTAAGTAAAGTTTCAGCAGGTAATGTTGGATTTACCAACGGTTCTACCACAGTTTACTGGAATATTGGTACTTCTGGTGCGAAAGATATTGGTTATACATCAGGTGCAAGGACTACTTCTAGTACACTTTTACATGCTACGGAAGCAGTAACATTATCTGGTGCAAGTACTGCTACTACTAATATTATTCCTGCTGGTGCAACTGTAGAAGGTATTGCTACTACTACAACTACAACTATTACAGGAGCAAGTGGTTATACTGTTGGTGATGGGGCTGATGTTGATAGATATGGTGATATTACCGGGACAGCAGTAGGAACTAATAGTGGTAGTACTAATTACACAGCAGATCCACGTTGGTGGACTAATGCTGCAAGAGCAGTTACTCTTACTGCTAAAACTAGTAATTTTACTGGTGGAGTAGTTCAAGTATCAGTGTTCTATAGAATTGCGGCAGGGACGTAATGCCGAATTTATTTTTTAGCCTAGTATTACTATCTCAAACTGTTGGTTCAGTAAATGTAGGAACTGGTAATACTTTACCATCTAAATGCGCAGTCGGACAAGTTTACATTACTACTACTAATCCATCATTAAATATCTGTTCATCTATCAATACTTGGACTAGTTTATCAACTGCTCCCGTTCCTTCAGGTAGTATTCTTCTTGTTAATAGCGGCTCTTGTCCTACTGGTTTTACTGAACAGAGTGGAATGAATGGTAAAACTCTGTTTGGTACATTAAACGCGAACGGTGATGTAGGCGGAACTGGTGGTACTGATAGTATTACGCCTACTGGTACTAATGGTTCTCTTACATTTACAGGAACTCCTTTTACTGCTATAATCAATCATACTCATGCTGTAACAAGTGTAGGAAGTGCTGCTACTGGTAGCACTACGAATTTAACAGGAACTTCTGATACATCTTCTACTACAGCAACAGCAGCTAATCCTGCCGGTGGAATTTCTTCAATTACTCCTGCTGGCACTATTAATACTCCATCCTTTACTGGTAATTCTTTTGACAATAGAAGTGCTTTCATGAAAGTTATTTTTTGTAAAAAAGATTAGATATGTTTCTTGATAAATTGAAACGAGCAGGTGAAGAAGGAATTCTTTTATTAGTTAAGTATGGTCTTATTATTGCATTTATAATATTTGCTTTTAAATACTTTCTAACTATTCAGCAAATGGCGATTAATGGACAGCAAGCTGCGATTTATTTAATGGAGCTTCAAAAGAAGGGCTGGCTTCCTCAAATAATTAATGGTCAAGTTTCTGAAAAGGTAATTGAGAAGAGTTCTGGAGAAAAGAAAGAAGAGAAAAAGTAATGGCACATTGGATACCCACTACTGGAAAATTTAAGATTCCTAATTTAAATTTAGTTACCGGAATCCATGCTAGAATTGTTTCTGCTGCTACTGGTGGAACTTATGGAACTTTAGATAAAACTTTAGCTCAGTTAGGTTCTCCTGATGGTGAAGGTTATTATAGTGTTTCATTAGATGAATTTTCACCTGAACGTGGTGGAACTGATCCCCCTTGTAAATTACAGGTTGCTACTGTAGGAGTTGATGGTATGTCTGAATATGCTAGTAGTTCAGAGTATGTTAATCAACATGTTCCCGATTTACCAGATCCTCCTACTGATGTTATTGTTACTAATGACTAAGTAGAAAAAAAGAAGGAAGAGGCAATGACAGGATTTTTTAGAAGTTTTATAGAATCTTTTGTTGTCTCTTTCTTTATTACCTTCTTTACGATTTGGTTTGCTAATCTCTAATGAGAAAATGGATTGAGCACGACGGTTGGTACGGTGATTGCACGCTTGATGGCGATTATGTTAGCCTTCATCGTGATGATTGTATTGTGGTTAATGGTAATAGGATTGAGTTACCTGATAATCAAAATATTCTTTTTCTTGTTTGTAATCGTTGGAATAATCAAATATTATTAGCAGGTCAGGGTCAAAACTACGGTAATTGGCTTTATAAAGATGGGAAATGGAAGAATATTGGACAGTCTTTCGCGACATTCCCATGTGCGTTTGGTACAAGTTCTCTTTATTTTGTTGTTGGTAATAATCAGTATCGTGTTTATGACTTGTTGACTGGTAACTGTTCTGAGATTATACCACGGGCAATAGGTGCGAATGGTATTCGTTATATAGACTTTACTCAAAGTTATGATGGAATAGTAACTGGTGACAGTACTTATGGGCCAGCACCTTTTAATCTTTCTCAATGGTCTAGAAATATTGATACTATTCTTGGACAAAGCTATACTGATGGAGCAATAGTTCAGCAAGTTTCTACAAGATATCGAATAGAGAATGGTGATACACAATTCTTACGATTGCACAGATTAGGTAACGATATATGCTGTGCTATTGTTAAAATGGTAGAGAATTCTACAGTATTCTACTGGATGAATATTGATGAATTAAAAGGTTTTCCTGTTGTAGATATAGATAAGATTAAGGGGCCTGTCAATAATACGTTCAAAAGTGACGGCATTCCCGAATATAAACCTAAATTTCCGGCCCCTGCTTTATTAGGTAAGAATATGTCAAAATCTGACGAACAGTTAAGAGCTGATGAAGATGAATTAGTTCGTTTTTACATGGAACCTGATGGATTAAATAGGCGTGCGCGTGGTATGGCAGAACCTATAATCTATCATGACAAGGCAATTCTTAATTGGTTCAATATGGTATTCTCTAGACCTGTTGAAGAAGTTAAGAATGAGATACGTAAGTATCCTGAATATAAAGAACAGCATCCTGAGGAAAATAAACCAAACCCCCAGTAGGACCATTATCTTCGCTCAGAGTTGATGGTCCGGTATTTAGAAGAGCAGATGGTAGTATCTTTTCTCATAGAGGTTTTACGGCGTTTAATCTAATAGACCTTCATGAAAAAGGTAAGAATATTGATGATATTCTGGTAGGTTATGAGGAATTTAATGCTTCACGTAATTTTCTATACACGCCTGTTAAAGATTGGGGAAGTAATGCTTGGGATTTACCAAGTAAAGAAGGCATAGTAGATTATGTTGAGAAGATTAATTCTCGTGGTTACTATCCTAAAATAGTTCTATGCACCGACGATGATGAGAGTAAGGTTGAAAGAATTAAAGAGATTGTTAATTATCTCAATGATTTTGATTTATATTTACTCCTTGAAGCAGTTAATGAACCTTTTATTCATGATAAGTTAGATCCTTCAGTATTTAAGAATGTACTAAGTAATAGTAAGTATCTATATTCTTCTGGAATATACAACGATAATAGAAAGTTTTGGGGCAAGTATTGGTTAGATCATTCGCCTCGCGATAGTGAATGGTATCGAAAAGGTGGACATAATCTTTACGAAGCATATGTTGGTGGTGGACCTAATTTTCCTGATGAGCCGAAGCTATCTATTGCTTGTGTAGAAGACGAACCTATTAGACCAGATCAGGCAGGAAATTCTTTACTCTATTATGCATACATTGCATCTTGTAAGTTAATGGGTAGCGGCGCAACACTACATACGGAATCTGGTAAACTTTGTAAGCCATTAAATGGTAATGAGATTGAACATCGAAATGCCTTTACCAAAGGAATGAATGTTTTCCCTGATGATGCTCCACTATTTATTCATACTTATAGACGTATAGAAGAACCAGGCAATGAAGTAGGTGGAGATAATACTAGCGGACGAACTTATGTAGTAGGTAACTATAGTGTAAGGATTCATCAAAAAGGTAATAAGCATCCTGAAAATGGTTGGAAGAATTTAGATGATTTTGGAATAGCATTTTCAAGATAATGATTGATAAAATCTTTACAAAATTCTTGAAATTATTTGTAAGGTTTATTCGCCTATTTATACGCGAGCCACAATTAGGAAATGTTGACATAAAGAAAACTGACTCATTAAGAGACAAGAGATGAACCAGAAGTTAGCAATAGGAATGTTCTTTGGCGGTTTAGGTACTTTTCTTATGTCTCTTGGTGAGTTCTTTTCTGCTCATCAAACATGGTCGTCTATGTCAACGCCTAATGAAGTTGCACATATAATGGTTATTACTGGTTCATTCTGTATTACGGTAGCAGGTGCGTTAGGTACTAATTTGCCACGCAATAAAAACACGCGAGTTGATGATAGATTATCTAGTAAGGATATGGTTAATACTATAATTAAGGAAGAGAAAGATGTCCAAGATTAATTGGAAAGCAATAGGTTCTGTTGCATTAAATGTTGGTAAGCAGTTATTTCCTGTTATTGGTATTGTTGAGGATCTTGCTAAACTTAAAGGACTAAGTAGCAAAGAAAAGCAGAACCTAGCCTTTAAAGCATTACATGATGATTTAATTAAGGATCTTTTACCGGCAGCGGCAAGTGATCCTAGATTAGAACAAATGATACGTAGACTTATTGATGATGGCGTAGAATTAAACAATCTTATTGCTGAATTGAAACAAACTTCTCCTTCTAATCAGTAAAAAATATAATGCCAGACTGGGCTACGATAACAGCATTATATACTTTCACTTTAGGTCTTGCTTTTTATAGTGGGAGATTAACAGTAAAAGTTGATACATTAAAGGAATCATATCAGGAATTTAAGGATGAAATGAAACAAGAGTTTAGTGATCTTAAATTTGATATTGATTTAATTAGAAAACATATTGACACGCGTGCTGTTATTAATAAAAGGTAATGACTACTGAAACTGTTCCTTCTGCACCAATAACACCTGGAGTACAGTCTCAGGTACATGATCCTTCTTCACCTGCTACTACTACTTTTCAAGAGGATTTAGTAACAGCAGGACAAAGACGTGTTAATCTTATTTGGGAATATACGCAATCTTTTATATCTGTTATGGTAGTAGTTTTTACAATGTGTGCTGCTATTGTCGCAATGATTTATAAAGTAGAGATACCTAATATTATAGCTGCTGCATTTGGAATGATTACAGGTTTCTACTTTTCGCGAACGAATCATAGTGCTATCGGTGGTGTAGGTATTAAGCCGATTGAGAAGTATTTAGGAAGATAGTAATTATGTCTTGGGACCAAGGAGAATGGAAGCCAAATAAGAAGCAGGCTGCTTTTATTGCACTTCCCTATACTATTAAGGAAGCTCTTCTTGGTGGTGGTGCTGGTAGTGGTAAGAGTGATGTATTACTGATTTATGGAATAATGCATAAATGGCATGAAAATCCATTATTTAAACAAGTATTCATGCGTCGTACTTATCCTGATTTAAAAAAGGAAATATTAGGACGTTCGCGTGAAATATATAGTAAATTTGGTGCAACATTCAATAAAACTGATATGCTTTGGACTTTTCCAAGACCAGATCAGTATGGTGCTGGAATAATGGGTAATGCCGGTGCACAAATCTTTTTATCTCACTGCGAAGAGGAAAAGGACGTGCACAATTTTGATAGTATGGAGATTAGCCTATTCACTCCAGATGAGTTGACAAACTGTACTGAATATATTTATCTCTACATAGGATTTGAGCGTAATCGTTCTCCTGTAGGTTCTGGTTTACCATCTATTATACGTGCTGCAGGAATGCCTGGTGGAATAGGTCATACTTTTGTTAAGAAACGTTTTATTGATCCTTATCCAGAAGGTGGAAAAATAATCGTTGGTAAGGGTGGCAATAAGCGTATTTATATTCATGCTACTCTAGAAGATAATCGTGAGCATCTTGACCCTACTTACGCGCAGTCATTAGACGGCAGACCTGAGGCAGAAAGAAAAGCTAAAAAGTTAGGTGATTGGTCAGCTTATTTAGGACAAGTATTTGATGAGTTCCGGGATAAGAAGTATCCTGATGAACCTAATAATGCATTGCATGTAATAGAACCTTTTGATATACCAACATGGTGGCCTAAGTTCGTTATTGGTGACTGGGGTTTTGCAGCTATGACCTATATTGGTTTTTATGCTGTATCACCGCAGAAAAGAGTTTACTTATATCGTGAGATTTACTGGACCAAGACTAAGATAGAAGAATGGGCACCAATAGTTAAAGACTTTATTGAGAGAGATAACGCGCGAACGGTTAAATTTTGTCAATCTGCTGGACAAAATAGAGGACAAGAACATACTATTGAACAGCAGATTAGCACTGCATTAGATCGTCCTATTGAATTGAGTGTTAATTCTGCTGGTTCGCGTATAGCGGGAAAGATGCTTCTTCATGAATATCTTAGATGGAAGAAGAAACCAGTAGTACCTCCAAGCGAAATGCCGATATATTCTGAAGAAAAAGCTGCTTGGATAATGCGTAATAAATCGCTTGAAGAGTATAAATCATACCTTGCAATGTTTACTCCGCCTGAAGAGGAAGTTAATATACCGCGTTTACAGATATTCCGTTGTAAAGAAGAAAATCATGACGGGCATCCTAATTGTTGCCCTGTTATGATTGAATCTATTAAAGCATGTTCTTATGATAAGAAAAGTAAAGACGGCAAACCTGCTGAAGATGTTGCAGAATTTGAAGGTGATGATCCTTATGATGATTTGCGTTATGCGCTTGACAGTGCTGAAAAGTATTTTGACGAAGCGAATGACGAGTTTAAGAGAGTTGTTAGGGAAGCCACTATTATTAATCAATTACAGAATACAGGTGATTTTACTGCGTTCTATAGAAATATGAGATCGGTTGAAAGTAGTGAACAGGTTATGCCTGTTAGAAGATTTCATCGTGGTAGGCGTTTAGCATGACTGCTTATAACATTATTGGCTGGACAATTATTATATTTTGGGTATATCTATTCTTACATTCGCCTATTTTAAAACCTTGGTTTGGATTTAGAAAACCTAAGAATCCATTACCTGGTCATAAGTGGTTTAGATAATATGTTCAATTGGCTTGAAGAATTTTATCGAATACGTCGTGAAAATAGATCATGTCCAACATGTGAAGTACTACGTCTTGAGAATGCTAGGCTTCTTCAGGAAAATAGTAAACTTATTGACAGGATATTAGAAAAGCCTGAAAGGGTAGAAGTTGTAGAACAGAAAGAATTCAAACCTATTCTTCCTCGTAATGTTAGCTGGAATGTAAGAAAACAAATGCTAGAACAAGAAGATAGGCGAAAAGCACAATTACTTAAGCAACAAGAAAAGGTTGAACCAATAACTACTGAAGAACTTGAGAAAGAATTAGATGTAAAGGAAAGAGAAAATGCCATTTGACCAGGTGATGAAGAAGTTCAAAGAAGGCAAGCTAAAGATGGGCAGTAAGCATGGTAAGCCTGTTAAAGATAAGAAACAGGCATTAGCTATTATGCTTTCTGAGAAATCTAAGGCAAAAGAAGGTAAATCAGAATATAAGGGTAAGAAACTTACTTCACCAAGTGCCAATTTTATGAAGCGTTTTTCTGCTGCTAAGTAATGAAGAATTATCCTTCAGAAAAGATTCGTCAACTTCTTACCACAATATACGAAGATTGTGACAAAGAAGATACGTCCGTTCGCGAAAGACAAATACGACAGTGGCGTCGTTTAAAACTTTTGTGGGAAGGATTTCAACGTACCTGGTATAGTGAAGTCGCGCATGATTGGCGAGTCTATGATGAAACGCAAGAACAAGACAATGATCAAGGAGCTTATGATAAGCAAATAAATATCTTTAAGGCTTATCTTGAAACTATCATTGCTGTTTTATCAGTAGCTATTCCATCTATTAAATGTTTTCCTGATAATGCTGATGATACTTTAGACCTTGCTACGGCTAAAGCAGGTGATAAGATTGCACAGCTTATCTATCGTCATAATGATGTAGGATTACTCTGGTTACATGCATTATTTATCTTCCAAACGGAAGGTATGACTGCATGTTATAATTATACTGATTCAGATCCTAAATACGGAACCTATGACGAACATTCCTACGATGATGTTGAAGAAGAGAGAGAAGTAAGCACTTGTCCTAATTGTAATAGTGTTATAAACGATGCCGCAAGCGATACAGAAGTTGCGAACGGAAACACAGGCGAGGAAGCCTTTCCACCTTCTCAAGCCGAAGTGGCGCCGCAGGCAGCCACGGAGGCAGTATTAGAAGGAACGCCACAAGCTTTATCTAATACTTCTGATGAATTTGATCCCAATAGTGATATTTGTTCTAATTGCGGTTCTATGGTTGTACCGCAAAAGACTAAGCAAAAGTTTATTGTTACCAAATTAGTAGGAATTACTACCTTACCAAAATCTCGCCAATGCTTAGAAATATATGGTGGATTAAATGTAAAGGTACCGAATTACGCGAGGAATCAAAAGGCTTGTCCTTATCTTATATTTTCGCGTGAAGTTAATTATTCTTGTGTTCTTGATGAGTATGATTATCTAAGAGACGATATTTTAGATAAAATTAAGAATACTAAAGGATCTTCTGACAACGCATATGCTCCTTGGATGAGATTATCTCCACAGTATATGGCAGAATATCCTGAAAATGTTGTTACTATTCATAAAGCATGGATTCGTCCTTCTAAGTATCATATTCTTCCTAATGATGAAGATATTAGATTGCTTAAGAAAAAGTATCCTCATGGAGTCTGTGTAACTTTTGTTAATGATCTTCTTTGTGAAGCATATGATGAATCTCTTGATGATCACTGGACTTTATTAGAGAATCCATTTAGTGATTATATACACTTTCAACCGTCTGGTGAAGGTCTTGTTAGCATTCAAGAGATTACAAACGATTTAATCTCTTTAACTCTACAAACTATTGAGCATGGTATAGGGCAGACATTTGTTGATCCTAGCGTATTAGACTTTACAGCTTATGCTCAACAAGAAGTATTACCTGGTGGAGTGTTTCCAACAAAGGTTCAAGGTAGTAAACGTTTAGGCGATGGCTTTTATGAACTTCGTACAGCAACATTATCATCAGAAGTATTACCATTTGGTCAACAGATACAGACTTTTGGCCAGTTAGCTTCTGGTGCTAATCCTACATTATTTGGTGGTGCATTAGAAGGTAGTGAAACAGCTTCTCAGTATTCTATGGCAGGTGCTCAGGCACGTCAAAGACAACAAAATACTTGGAAGATGTTAACTCTTTGGTGGAAGAATATATTTGGTAAGACTATTCCTGCTTATATTAAAACTGTGCAGGAAGATGAGCATGATGTACAGATTGGTGAAGATGGCAACTTCATTAATGTATTCATTAGAAAATCAGAATTAGAAGGTAAGATAGGTAAGGTAGAATTAGAATCTAATGAAAACTTACCTATTACTTGGAGTCAGCAGAAAGATACCATTGAAAAAATGATGATGAATGGTAATCCGGAAGTATTAAAGATTCTATCTGCTCCAGAGAATGCTCCATTACTTCATGATGCTCTTGGTCTTACTGACTGGTATTTACCTGGTGAAGATGATGTTGTTAAGCAGTATGATGAGATAAAGTTATTACTTAATGCTCAGCCTATAGAAACTGGCGATCCTGAAATGCCAGAAATACCATCAGTAGAAATTGATCCTGATTTTGATAATCATCAGGTAGAATTTGAAACTTGTCGTAAGTGGATAATTAGTGAAGCTGGTAGACAATGTAAGACTGATAATGAACCAGGATATCGTAACGTATTATTACATGGAAGGGCTCATTTAGCTATTATACAAGAACAACAAATGCAACAAATGGCTCAAGAAAGTGCTGGTGCTGCACCTTCTAAAAAGCCTGCGAAAACTGAAACTAAAGAAGCGCCTATAACTGGAGAAGGTGATGTTCAACAGGTTTAAGCTTTTATATAGTCCTGACGATAATCCTGCTGGTAATGCTAATTTACCAATGGGCAAAGAAGATACTATAACCTTTTTAGGAATGGAAGATGAAAAAGAACAGGTTATTCCTCTTGATGAGAAAAAGCCTGTTGAGAAAGAAAAGGAAGAAGTTAAAGAACCTAAGAAGGACGTTGACGAGGTAAAAGATAAAGAAGGCGAAGAAGAGGAAGAAGAAATAGACGAGTTAAAAGAGATTGAAGAGTCTCTTGAAGAAGATGAAATTGATGAAGAAAAATTAGAACTTGTTAATACAGTTTCAAGAAAAGAAATTTTAAAGAAGTATCCTATACTTTTTAAAGATTTTCCTTATCTTGAACATGCTTTTTACCGTAATTATCAATTTACGGAATATTTTTCTACGCCTAATGAAGCTAAAGAGGCGCTTGCTAAGGCAGAAACTCTTGATGCTTTTGATAAGGATTTACTTAGTGGTAATACGAAGAACATCTTAGAAGCTGCTAAGAAAAGTGATCCTAAAGCATTCTATAAAATCGTCGATAATTACATGGCAACGCTTGCTGATGTTGACGAAAAGGCTTATCATCACGTTTTAGGCAATAATATCAAGCAGACTATTGTTGCGATGGTTAAAGAAGGTAGACGTGGTGATAATGAGACTTTAGTTAATGCTGCGGCTATTCTTAATCAGTTTGTTTTTGGTTCTTCAGAATTTGAGCCGGCTAAGAATCTCTCGTCTGGTGAAGATAATAAAGATGATTCACGCGAAAAGCAATTAGAAAAAGAGAAACAAGATTTTATACTTCAGCGATTAGAAACAGCTAATACTGAATTATCACGTACTGTACAGAATTCACTCAAAGCTACTATTGCTGCTAATCTAGACCCTAAGAATAGCATGAGTGAATTTGTCAAGAAACATGCTTCTGCTGAAGTATTACAGACTATTGAATCGTCTTTACAGAATGATAAACAATTTCAAGTACTTGTCGATCGTTTATGGGAAAAAGCGTTGGAAAGCAATTTTACTAAGGATTCTACCGATCGTATTAGAAATGCATTCTTTGCTAAAGCTAAAATGCTGTTGCCAGCAGCTATTAAAAAGGCTCGAATTGAAGCTTTACGAGGAATGGGTAAGCGTGTGAAGGAAGAAGCAGAAGAAAAAGAAGAACCTGTTGAAAAATCTGGGGATGACCGACCCGAACGTAAAAGGTCTAGTGGTAAAACAGGTGAAATACCGGCTGGAATGTCAACCCTAGAATTTTTAATGAAGGATTAATATTATGGCAGTTGTTGAATCTCAGGTATCAGCACTAGAGCTGGAAAGGGTCATTCCTAAGATCCGTGTCCTGTTCGAACGGGACGATAAGTTTTTTGCTAATATCAAGAAGCGTGATGTTGAAGTCATTTCTAATCGTCAGATGCGTGTTCCTTTAGAATTAAGACCTGGTGGTTCTTTCCAGTATTTTGATCCTAATGGTGGTGATTTAGGTCGTGGTGGTGGTCCGACTTGGGATAAGGCAGTACTTAATTCAGTATTTGTTAGCGAGAATATTGAATATACTAAACTTACCCAGTGGTCTACTGATGGTGATAAGAAGGCTATTACTAATGCTGTAAAGCGTCTTACTGCTACTGCTCTTGATGAATTAAGGCGGCAGTTAGATTCTCAGCTTATGCAGGCTGGTAATGGTGTTGTAGGTACTATTACTTCTGTCTCTACTACTGCTGGAGTTGATACCTATACTTTAACGTCTGATGGTTTTGGCGCGCGTCTTGTGCGTTATGGTCAGACTATTCAGGTATTTGATACCACTTTAGCAACTTTACGCGGAAGTGGTGTTATTACAGCATGGGATGTTGAGAATAATACTATTGACGTTACACCTGCTGTAGCTGCTTCTGCTGCAACAGACGTTTTAGTTGTTAATGGTCTTAGTTCTCCTGCATCTTTACCTGCTATGTATGGTGTGCCTTATCATCATTCAAATGCTAGTACGGGTACTTGGTTAGGTTTCTCGCGTAGCACTACTCCTGAAATCCGTTCTAACGGTGTTAATGGTGGCGGTTCTGCATTATCATTACCTTTACCACGTCTTGCAATGAATAAGATTGGTAATCGTGTTGGTATTGACAATAACTTCAAGCCTGTTGCATGGCATCATCCTGCACAGTCTCAGGCTTATGAAGATATTGGTCAGGCTGTTATCATGCTTAATCAGCCAGGAGAAAATAAAGGCTTAGATATGTACTTTGGTGGAGTACAGAACTTTGCCGGTGCTAAGGGTAAAGAATCCTTTAACTGGGATAAAACTCGTATTGACTTCGTATCTGATGAAGTTTGGGGCCGTGGTGAAACGTTACCTATTGGCTTCTATACTACTGATGGTAGGAAGATTTTCGAGATTCGTTCTTCTTCAGGAGGTATCGCTACTAGTGATATCTTCTATATGGTATGTGGTATGCAGTTCTTCGTGAATAATCCTGCTGCTACTGCTTATATCTATAACTTGGCAATTCCTGCTGGTTATCAATAGATTATTTATTGGTGGGTAGTTTAGAAATATTCTACCCACCAAATCATATATTAAGAAAGGAAACAAAGATGAGCGAAGGAACGAACGAATTAAATAGGTATAACATTGGAGAACCACAGAGTCTCCAGAATGCCAAGCCAAATACTATTGCATCAGCAGCTACTATTGCTCCAGTCCATAAGTTAACATTTGTTACTGGAACTGTACAGGTAGCTACTGTTACGCCTCCTGTTAGTGGTATGCATGTGTTGTGGCTTTGCTTTACTAATGCTGCTCCTGGATTGTTTTTAACTACTGGTAATCTTCAGGTAGCTTATCAGCCAATTCAGAATCGACCTGTAGCATTAATTTATGATCCTTCTACTGCTAAGTATTGGGTTCAGGCTGTTGTCTAGTTTATAGGATATTGGGTGTTGTGAATTTATTACAGGATTTTTATAAAAAGAATCATAAGTTAATAATAAGCAACACCCAATAAACAATTATGGAACTAACAGAATCAATCGAAACTATTAATCGTCAATTAGTTGATCTTTTTGGTGTGGACACAGCTTCTGGACAAGCTATGTGGCGAGTAGTCTGGGCAGAAGATCAATTTGAGAAAAGACTTACAGATTTTTATAATGGTGTAGAATTACTACATCCTGAAGTAAAATTATTACCAACGTATTCTTGGATTAAAGGTAGGTATATTCTTGAACATCTTGTAGGTGTTCCTGAAGTAAATATTCCAGAATTACCTACTCAGAAGATTACTTATACTCTTATATGGACTTTTGAAGATAAGAATGAGAATTATCTTCCCCCTAACATAACTGCTTGTAAGTTTGTTATTAATCTTGTTGAATCAGCTATGTTACGTCATAAGCAAGGTCTCTCTCCGATAAAGAAGTATATTGATGAAGAATATTGTCAGGAAGCTTCGTTAGTTGCTAAAGCGAAAAGATTGAACAAAATATGTGAAGAACTCTACGGCGAAGATGCATCGTTTCATGATAATTTGTTAGATGGTTCAGGTGTTGTTCTTTCTGATAAGAGGAGAAATTAAATGAGTGTTGTAGGCTCTTTTCCCGGTACTATTAGTCCAAATCGTAGAACTATTCGTGCGCCTATCAATCCAATGGATAAGTGTACTGTAGTTTCTATTTACAATAAGCCCGTTCGTTATGTTAGTCCTACTATTCAGCCTGGTGTATTCTTTATAGCTCCTGGTACTCTTGAAAATCCTACATTACTTGTTGTAGGTACTAGTTCATGGTGGAAAGAAATTGACGAAAATCAGCCATTACTTGAAATTCCAAATAGTTCTATTCAGGTAGCTGATGGTATTGTTAAAGACTATTGTAATGGCATTTTTGGCTGTAATATGGCTGATTGTATGCCTGGTCTTTTCTGGTTGCCGGGAGAAATTAATATTATTACTTTACGCGCGAAATATGCTGATAAGTTAGAAGAGGCAAGGCAGAAACAGATTAACTTTTTCAAGAATATCGTTACTCTTACAGATGGTTTATGGTCACGTACTAACGGTAATCCTCTTGTAGTTAGTGATGATGCTAGAATGGCTGCAAAAGCACTACAGTTAGATGCTAATAAACCTTGGATGAAGGATTTCACAACTCTTGGGCAGACGAATTGTCCTGCTTGTGGATTTATGCGTAATCCTGCTTATCCTGTTTGTTCTAATTGTAAGGCTATTCTTGATCCGGTTGCTGCTAAGGCATTAAATATTCAGTTTGCTCAATAGTTTTAGGCGAAAAGAATGACCACAACAGCAGACCTAACAGCCGCACAAGTCATGGACGCTAGTGCTTCTATGCTTAATGATACGGCTAAAACGTCTTACACTTATACTGCTCAGATACCATACCTAAACATGGCGCTGAGAGAATTGCAGGAGTTTTTTGAATTAAATAATGTTCCTGTAACTGATAATAAGTCTGCTGTAATTGAGGTAGATGCCGGTGTAACTGTTGTAGGTTTTTCGCCTACTCCGCCTATAGCTGGTACACCATATTTACCTGATGATTTTATTGAAATTAAGAAATTATGGCAAAGGAATAGAGGAATTGATCCTTGGATTCCTATGACTCGTCTTGATACTCTTGATTTAGCACTTGATGGAACAGAAACTAGTCAATTCTATGGTTATGTTTATCAGTCACAAGAGATTAGATTTCAACCATCTAATGCTGATAATGATTTGAAACTTGATTACATTAGGAGACTATTTACTACTGTTACTAGTAGTTCTGATACTCTTAATGTTGTTAATGCGCAGAGTTTCTTATCATTCCGCACCGCTGCATTATGCTGTGAATTTATAGGAGAGAATAAATCTCGTGCTGATTCTCTTAATGCTGATGCTAGTATTGCTCTTGATCGTACAATAGGTATATCTACAAAAGCTAGACAAGCTATATCTGTACGTCATAGACCTTTTAGAAGTGCTTACAAGCGTAGAGGTATAATGTAATACCTCGTCTCTGGTGCAGAGTATTGCACTGTTTATAGTAAACGGAGAAAACGATGCCTAATGTCGAAACAAGCGTACCTACTTTACAGACTAATTTATGGTCACAGATTAAAACTTTTGCTGGTAGAGCAGGTTTTCAGACCGGCTTAAATCCTGCAATGGTTGGTAGAGTATGGTTTGTTAATGCCAATACTGTAGCTTCTCGTGGTCCCATTGGTAGTGATGGTAATAGTGGATTATCTCCATTAACACCATTCGCTACAGTTGCGCGCGCGTTTACATTCCTCAAGTCTTATGATATTGTCGTGATTGATGGTGTCATACGCGAACAGGTAGTTTCACCTGCTAATATCTATGACATAACTATCATTGGTGCAGCTAATACGCCACGTCAGTCTACTTCAGGTGGTGTAGCTACTGGTGGTGGTGCTACTTGGATGCCTCCTACTAGTCCTACTGCTTCCACTCCATTACTTGAAGTATATAGTCAGGGTTGGACTATTGCTAATATTTCATTTACTCCTCATACTTCATCTGCTGGTATTCGATTTACTCGTTCCGCGTCTGTTGATACTACTGATGGAAGTCATTTCCAAGTATTAAATTGTTTATTTGGTGCTCAGGGTGGGACTAGTCAGATTGGTATTGAGGATAATGGTGGTTCTAGCTTTGGTTTAATTAGTGGTAACAGATTTATTGGCCTTACTGGTACTGCTATTAAAGGCTTGTCTACAGCTTCTAACGTACCACAGGGCTGGAGAATTACTGGCAATCGATTTAATGGTAATACTAATGCTATTGGTTTGTCATTGAATGAGAGTCTAGTAGATAATAACTATATTCGTCAGGCTGCTAATGATACTAACTTTAAGGTTAATCTCGTTGCAGTTGCAGGACAGGGAGAAAAGAATCAGGTAATTAATAACATATTTCCTGATGCTGCTGCAAACGTTACGATTGCTAAGGGTTATAAGCCTGGAACAAGTGATGTTTGGCGTAATTGGGTGACTGATACGGCTGATTCTATTGTTACTGTGCCGGCGTAATTGTTGTTGATTATGGTAGGGCAGGCTAATAACTTGTCCTACCATAAAAAATTATGACGAAGTATAGAGATCACATCGGCATAGTTATTGATGAATTTAATGGATTATATGATCGAGATGATAAAGATCATACTCCATTAGATCACTTTCAAGAATGTGAGAATATCAGATTCTTACCTGGAACCTCGTTTAAGACACGAGATGGTGTAGGTATTTCGCAGGATGTAGCGGTACCTTTAGCTAATGTTAGAAGAATTTATAATTATCCTACTAATCTTGGTAATACTCTTATTGTTCTCACGTATCTGTCGGGGGTAGGAAAGATTTATCATGTTAAGGATAGTACAACGGTATATGGACCACTATTAACCATAACCGGCATGACAGATTTCGCTTTTGTACCTTATGGTGGAAGAGCATATATTTCACCCTTTTCTGATTTTACCCTTGGTGATTTAACTATTCAAAAAGGTCTACAAAATGAATTTCTTTATGTTTATGCCGGTGATGGTACCGCTGCAAGAAAAGCTGCTGGTTCTGCTATGTCTGGTGCTTTAGCAGTTGCAAATGGTGCTGCTGGTCATACTGATCCTGGATTACATATATTTGGTTTCGTTCGCGAAACTATTAGTGGTTATCTTTCTGCTCCGGGACAATTAACATCATTTACTACTGCTGCGGCATCATCTGTATCTTTCGGTACTGTACAAGCTACTGGTTCACCTCTAATAAGCAAACGATATCTAGTAGCTACTAAAGCTATAACACTTCCTTGGGATGGTAATTTAACAGGACATACGTTCTATTTTGTACCAAATGCGACTATTAACAATGATACCGACAATTTTCTCAACAATATATCGTTTTATGATGCAGATTTACTGGACGATGCTTCTCACTTGCTTGATAATTATGCTGAAATTCCGGCAGGAGCAGTATTATCACTTTACAGAAATAGATTGTGCTTAGCTACTACTTATACTGACATATCTACTATTCTCGTCTCATCACCGGGAGAACCTGAAGCTATTGATCAAACTGTAGGATTAATTGAAGTACCTCCTGACGGTAATCCTATAACTAATATGCAGGATCTTCGTGATACGTTATATGTTACTAAGCGTTCTCGAACGGTAAGTTATGTAGACACTGGCGACGATCCTATTAATTGGCCTCTAGTTATTATTGATAATGCCTTAGGCTCATCTGTTCATGGTATAGCTACTGTTCTCGATTCTGGTAGCAATAGTGTTGACTACCTAATTATATGTACTTATCAAGGAATATCTCTTTTCAATGGACGCTACGTTACTCCTGAATTAAGCTGGAAGGTTGAAAGTTACTGGAAACGATTAGATAGAGATGATTTTGGTAAGATACAGATAGTTAATGCTGTAATTCAAAAAGAACTTTATATAGTACTACCAAATGGTAAAGTTCTCGTTGGAAATTACGCGAACGCTATGGACCCTAAAAAGATGAGATGGGTTCCTTGGACTTTTAGTGTAAACGTTAATAGTGTAGCAATACATAATGTTGATGAAATTGTACTTGGTGCGGATACGGCGGCATAGTTTTTAGAAAACAAATGGGCACATATTCATCTAAAATTAAGACTATTCAAACCAAAACTGCTACTCCAGGTGGTTGGTTTAGATATAAAGATTTAGGTGGTGGTATATTTGATCCTACAAGTTGGACTACAGCAGATGCAAATATTATTAGTGAACTTAGAGGAGCTACTGGTGTTGATCATTATGTAGTTTATAGTACTTCACCTACACCTTGGGTTCCATTTGGTGCAATAGTTGGAACTGGAGTTTTATCTTTTTTATTAGATTTAGCTAATATTGTAACTGATCTTGGAACATTAAGTGGTTATCAGTTACCTCTAGGCTTTCGCGTATTAACAGGTAATTTTAAGCAAATAGGAACAAATTGTGCTAATGCTGGTGGTATAACTGGTACAGATATTTTACGTGATGGTCAGAGTATTTTAGCCATTTTTCCAGACAACGGTACAGTTAGTACTGTTGCATTAGTTATAAATCAGGCTACTCCATTATCAGTTTTGGGTTCTTCGTATGGAGCAAAGTTTACTGCAAACGGTAGCTATAGTTACATAACTACTTCAGGTGCTCAAGGATTAAGCGTAGAAGGTACCTATGATATTGTAGGCTTTATCTGGCGTGTATCTAATGGAATTGCTTACACGCCTACGGGAACTACAATAGAAGGTAAACTATTTGTTGGTGATTCTGAATTTTCTGGGAATAAGATATTTCCTGGACCTTTACCTGCTGATCATGGTATATATACTGGATCACTATTTGCTTTATCATCAGGTTATCCTGGCACTGGTCCCAGAGCTGGCGGAAGTGCTCTTTTAGGTAATGTACTTAATATTTATGATTCATTTACGAATCCATCTGCAACTGGACCTGACTTAAAAGGCACTTATGGAGCTGGTAGCGGTAATGGAATAGTTTCTATAGGATTTACTTGGATAGATTCTTCTAATGTTGTAAATACTATAACTGTAGCTTCTGCTGATTTTATTAATGATGGT